AAGGACAGACAATCTTTTTGGCGTCGCGACGCGCCAGCTTGGCAAACTTTTCCTGCTTGTCGCGACTGCTGAATTTGTAAATCACAATCCACACATTACCCGCCGACATTTTGGTGACCAACGTACCGCTTAAAATAGTCGCCATGTCTTCCAGCCTTTCGTAGTCGGCCAAGCTGATGATGCACACTGCGATGCCCAGGGTGTAGTGGTCTTCTTCGCCTACGGCGCCGCCGTGCCCGTTCATGGGCAGCGGTAGCCCGTTCAGGGCTGCATAGACGCGCGGATGCACCTTCTCCGCATACTTGCCTTCAAGATTGTTGCCGACTGTGTTCCAGCCGCTGAAGCCGATGGAGCGCGCGGCGCCGTTCAGATTGTTGCCGCTTATCTTCACAAGCTGCACCAGATCGGCGGGCAGCTTGAGGGTTACGGTCTTGCCCTTGGGGTTTTTGAATTTGTAGGTGCCCATCTTCTTGTTCCAGGGCGGTATCACAACAGGCGGCTTCTCGACTTCGGCCATTGTTCTTTTCTCCGTGGTGATAGGCGACGGGCCGCTGTTCAAAGCGGCTTCAATCCTGAACCTTTGTGCGTCGCTCATTTCAATAGTGCCGTCCGCAATTCTGGCGATGGTGGTGGTGCCGGTCTTACTGGCATGCGCCGCCCCCACGCGGCTGCCATGCTGCAAAATAAGCTGCCTTAGCAGCGGCGGGCATTTCGGGCTGATTTTTATGTCCTTCGGTATTCCCTTCGGCATTTTTATTTCCTTGGTTCTTTGGCGATTGATCCGTCTTCCATGATGATGCCCAAGCGGGCGCCCGCCGCTTTGATCACAAAGCGCATGGTGATGGTTTGCGGGTTGCGTGTCGGGCCGTAAAACCAGGCCCAAATCGTGTGATAGGAAACCCCTGACCGCTCCGACAGAAGTCGAATTTGCGCGGGGCTGATGTTGCCGCTTTGCTGCAAAATGGTTTGGAGTTGCCCAATGATCGGGTCTTTCTCCTTCCCTTCCAAATAAAAACGGTAGTCCTTGGTTTTTTTGGACATGCGTCCCCCTGGCAAATACAAAATGTATTCGCCCGTACCGTACACATTTCAAGGCAAAGGGACAAATTTTCTGGGTTAGCAGTGGGTTAGCCGTATTGGACCTAAAGACCATTGACAAACTGGCAAAAGGCGGGGGCGGGTTGCTAAGACCCGCCCCCTAATGCGCCAGCGGCCTTGCAGAACGGAGGGTCCGCAAGGCCGCACAGGCGCATGTTTAAAGCCCGCTAATGCTGCCTAGCACGACACCGGCCACAATCAACAGCAGGGCCAGGGCCAGCCCGCGCCAGGGGGATGTTTCATTTTGGGGCATGGTGGTTCTTCAAGTTTGAATAGCGTTGTTCACGCCGCTACCCCCCGTTGTCCTTGCTCGCGCGGCCAATGAGAAAGCCCATAGCGGTAAACATGGCATACATGCCCCAATGAAAAAGACTAACTGACATGGTGGTTTTTCTCCTGCGGACATTAGCGCCCGTATGGGCCGCGCCCTTAGCGACGCGGCCCAGGCTGGTGCTAGAACGCGGTCGGCCCGCCTTGCTGTGCTGTCTTGGCCTTGGCGGCGGCGCCGTTGGCGTGCCCCTCTTGCCAGCAGCGCCACAGGCTAGAGCCGCGCGTGTAAGGGCATAGGCGCGTCGGGGCGCCGCAGCGGCCCACATGCCAGCCCATGCCATAGGCCGCGCGCTCTGCTTTGGTCATGCGTCACCTTTGGGGGTTGTGCGTGCCCTGGCGATAGCAGCGTTCGCCCTAGCGATAGTGGCGCGCAAATCGTCGTCGTCCACATCCACGCTATAGAGCTTCAATTCATGCAGCGTATCCAGCAGCGCGGCAAACACTTCAGGCCCAGCCGCGATAAAGCGCGCGGTATTGCCTGGGCGTTGGCGTTTGGCGTCAATGGTGGCGACAATTGAACGGTCTAATTCCATCACATAATGCAGCCCGCCAGGGTGGCGGTCCCACATCCAATCTGTAGGGGCGGTCATGCGTCACCCTTGGCTTTGGTGATGGCGTCGCGCAAGGCGTCCAATGCGTTCAACATACTGTCATAGTCGGCGGCATCGGCGCAGGAGATGCAATCTACAGCCGCCGCCAGCAGATCAGGCGCCGCACAGATCAGGCGCGCGTCAGCTTCGTTCTGTGGCGTGCGTTCGCCTATTTCGCAGATGCCGTCACCGTCCACGTTTTCATCGCTAGACAAGCGGATAACGGCAAGCGGTAGGGTGGCGTCAGGGTCAATAATCCAAGGCCCTGGTGTGTGTGCGTTCATGGTTTTTCTCCGTATCGGCAGGATTGCCGCCAATGCCCAGGGCGTGGCGCCCTGGGCATTAACTCCAACCCTTAGAGCGTGGCGCGCGAAGCCAAGGCGTCGCTGATAGCCCCCACGCGGTTCATGTGATCAACAAAGGCAACCCATTCCACGCGAATATCGGCGGGGTAGTTATTCTGCGTCCAACCGGGGCGCCGCGTGTATTGCGGATGATCGCGCCAGAACGCCGCGCGAAGGTCGGGTTGATTGGTGATCATTTGTACACCGCGATGCCGTTGGAATAGGTGCAGTCAATGTCACGGCCCATAGGCAAATCATCAGGCCGCAGGATGTACAGCGCGGCGCCGCGCGGGTCGCCTTGGATGTAGGAACGGAAGCCGGGATAGCGTGCCAGGATCGCGGCCAAGCGCTTCTTAGCGCCCTTCTCACGGTCAGGAATGGGCGTGTAGGACACGGCGCCCCTGTGCGGGTGGTATTCGCTAAAAGGCTTGCCGTCTTCGTCATGCTCAAAGGTTTTCACACCGTCCTTTTTGACAAAGGCGCCGCGCGCAATCGTCCACGACGCATGGTCGTTTCCGTCGCCGCACTCAAGTTCGTGCCAGCGTTGCAGCGTCATGGAAATGCGCCGCAAGGCGTGCGCATCATCCCAACTAATGCCCGCGCTCAATAGCGTGGGGATGCAGGTATTTTTCATTTTTCGCTCCGTGGTTTTTGCTGGAATTATTTCCAGCACGGCCTAGCAGCCGTCAAAGCCCAGGGCATCGGGCGCCCTGGGCTTTAGCTGTGGCTAGGAAATGAAAATCTTGCCGCAATCGCCTTCATAGGCCCACACTTCGCCAAAGCTTTTGGCGCGTGCGGTCAAGGCTTCGCCCAGGGCGCCGTCTAATTGCTTGCGGTCCCAATAGCCGACACCGTGACCGTTGCGGGTAAACCAATAATCGCGCCCCGCCTGGGTGGCGTCATAGTCGCGGGTATAGGCTTCGGTTAGCAGATCAGCCGCCGCCATTTGAAAGGCTTCACAGGTGGTCAGGATTTCGCCCAGGGTCGCGGGGTCAAGATCGCTAAACCCTTTGTCGCCAAGTTCTTCCTCACAGGTGAAAAAAAGCGCTTCTATGTAACCCTGAATAAAGGGGTCTAGAGCGGCAAAGCGCTCATCTGAGTTTCCCGGTAAAATAAATTCTGGCATGGTGGTTTTTCTCCGTAGTGGTTGCAAACTGGTATCCAGTTTGCCGGTCTAGCAACCGTCAAAGCCTGGGCAATGTGCCCAGGCTTTAGCTGTGGCTAGGCTGTGCGGGCGATCACATGGGCGCGGATGTGTTCGGGCAGATCAAGCCAAGCCACATGCTTTCCGCATGCCGCGCGATTGGCGCTAGGCATTTCGCCCCATTGTGAAAAGCCTTGTGGATGCGTGGGCGCGTCACTCATGGCGATATAGGGCACATCGCGACCCATATAATCGCACCAAAAAGGGGCACCGATTAAGACCGTATAGCGGTCGATTGTTTTGGCGCCGTTATCGTAGCAAGCCAGAATGTGGGCCGGTGCGCCTTTGGAAAATTGGGCACGGGATCGCTTGGGTTGATAGGCCATCACTGCGCGCCCGTCACAAGGTCGAAGCCATAAGACAGGGTAGCCACAACGCCAAGCAACAGGGCATAGGGCGCCATCAGGGAAGCCAGCAAAGGCGTATAGCCGGGATCACTGGCACAAAGCACCATTGCAGAAATGGCGACACAGGCCGCAATCGCGATGCTTCCAAAGGCTTTGGTATGGAATGACATTTTGTATTCTCCGTAGTGGGTTGCAAGCTGTTCATCAGCTTGCCGGTCTAGCAACCGTATAGACCCAGGGTGCGAGCCTGGGTCTAGGCTGTGGCTAAAGGTGGCGAAGCTTGGGGCGCGGGACACTGTAGTTTTTGCGCGCTTCTGCAATGGCGCCTTTGATCATGTCATGGAAATAGGAACCGCAACGCGCGGCATTGCCCTGGGCTGCATATTCGCGGTTCTGTTTGCCAACTTCGCGATGGTCAATAAAATCTGATGCGTTTTCGTGGATAGAACCGCCCAGATAGTCGGCGCCGATTTCATTGCCGCTAGTCAGATCATAAACCGCGACCTTGAACAGATAGGGCGTCCACAACCCGCTTTTGATATTGGCGCGGGTTTCGCCAGTGTCGTCAAAAGACAAATCGCAGTCGTCGTCATAGGTCGCTTCAAGCGCGACGCGGAATTGCGCGGTCTTAAATTGCCAAACAGTTTCAAAACGCATTTTAGTTTCTCCGTGGGTTGCGCCATGACTACCAGGGCGCCGGTCTAGCAACCGTATATCCCGCGCCACATTGGACGCGGGATAGGCTGTGGCTAGGCTTTAGCTTTGGCGCGCGGTTTGAAAGCCTTCAGGCCTTGCATGACGGTATAGGAAGAAACCGAAGCCTTCACATGCCGCGCGCCAGTGTCCTTAGAAGTCCAGATGGTCAGCACATAACCCAGGGTGGACACATAGCCGTTATCGCCTTCGTTCGGGTAGGCAATCGCGGCGCTTCCTTTCATGTGCGAAATCAGGCTTTCGAGGGGATAGGCGGCTGCGTGCGGGTTTAAGGCGCGGATTGCTTCGGCAGTCTGGGTCAATTCGCTATCGTCAAAAATGAACACTGGTTTTTTCTCCGTGGGTTGCACGCTGATATTCAGCGTGCCGGTTTAGCAACCGTCAAAGCAGCGCCACAAAGGACGCTGCTTTAGCTGTGGCTAGTCCTTCGCGATGGTCAGGGCATTGTCACGCGCCCAAGCCTTCAGCGCTTCGGCTGCTTTGAGATATTCGCCGCGCTTGAACTTGATGCCAGTGATTTCAGTCGCAGCCGCCAACATATTGGACGGCGTATAGGCGCGGTTCGCCTTCATGCCAGTGTTTGCGTACAGCTTCAGCGCCGAAGCGATGACAGTCGCGCGATAGATATTCACGCCCAAGGGGCCGCTGAAGATGGTGCCGCCTGCGCCGCTCTGGATGGAATTGGTAGTCATTTTTTATTCTCCGTCAGTAGGTTAGGCCGGTTTAGCGTCCGGCGGAATGTTGCGTTAGAATAGCAACAGTCCTTCACTACCAGCCGGGAATACAAATTGTCAAAACAAATAATTGTTCGCGAGGAAGGCGACAAATCCGTACACGGAGAGTTGACGGAGAAACAGGCTGCTTTTGTTCGCGAATTTGTCAGGGGCGAACATTCTGGAAAAGTGAAGCAAAGCACTATTGCAGCCGGTTATAGCGCAGCGACAGCGGCGGAAATCGGTTGGCGGTTGGTTCGCCTTCCTCACGTAAGCGCTGCAATAGACGCGGCATTGCGTGAAGAAATCGGCGTTCAATTAACTGCGCAAGCTATTGGTGTGATGCGTGAAATCATTGGCGACAAAGCAGCGCCGCTCAAATTGCGCGGAGATATTGCGTCACGCATTGTCGAATACTCTGGCATTGTGGACCGCGTGCGAATTGAGAAGGCGCGCAGCACAGGCTTAGAAGCTTCCCAGGCGCCGGGAGTAAAAAGCCTGGGGGAAATGACGCGCGCAGAATTAGAGGCTGTGTGCCATCAGGGCGCCGCTATCCTTCAGGCGGCTGCGGCGTTGCCTTCACCTGGGCAGACCATTGATGCCCAAGTTAATGCCCAACCTGAGAAGACAGCAGCCGAATAGCGTAACCGCTACAAAGGCTTAACCCGACTGTTGCCTATCTAATCTAGAAAGGGCGAAGCATTTCATTGGGTTTTCTGGGCATCTACTACAGATGTCTGATCCCGACCCGACCCCGCCCCTTACCGAAATCCCCGCCCCTACCCGCGTCACCCGCGCTCGCCCGCGTATTCCCTATTCGCCCCCCTCGCCAAATTTTCACCCCCACCCCACTTATCAGGCTACATTTTGTATTTGTTGCGCAACACCCGCAACATGCCCTACAACCCTTCCCGGTCAGCCTTGGGATTACCGGCCCTGTGTGTGCTTCCCAGCCCAAACAAGCCCTTCCCATTCCAGGGCTGACCGCCCCTAATTTGGGAGAGGCACACACTCCAAATGTCTAGCCCTCCAACCAAATATCTTCGCTATTTCGATTTCACACAGTACGCCACGACCAATCCTGAAAAGCCCTTGCCGGGGGCATCAGTCGATCAGGAACTGAACCGGCTTCTCGCCACAACCACCCAGACCATCGACCGTCTCGCTTTAATTCAGCGCGATGACGGCGGGCTGCGGGATGTCATCGGCACATCGAATTTGGCTGATGGCGCCGTCACCACTCCGAAGCTTGCCGATGGCGCGGTGACAAATCCCAAGATCGCGGATGGCGCGGTCGGGCCATCCAAGATCGCGGCTGGCGCGGTGGTTCACTCTCATATCGGTGTCGCGGCGGTCGATGGCTCCAACATCGCCAACGACAGCATCAACAGTTCAAAGATAGTCGATGGCTCCATTGCCACGGTCGATCTGGGTGATGGCATTGTCACTTCGGCCAAACTCGCGCCATCGCTCGCCCTGGCCGGTGTGCCGACAGCCCCAACCCCCAATACCGGCGACAACACCACCAAGCTTGCCACCACGGCTTTTGTGGCGGCATCAATGAGTGCGGCAGGGATGATCACCGAAGCGCCAAACGATGGCGCTCTTTACGGGCGGCAAGCCTTGGGCTGGCAGCTTGGCGTCAAGCTGGCGGGCGATGTGATGACCGGGCCTTTAGTTCTCCCGGCTCTAAAGCTGGGTGGCAGCACAGCGGCTTTCGCCGCGCTCAAATCCAACGGCCCCGAATTGCAAGCGCGGCTCGCGGACGACAGCGGCTTTGCGGCGCTGGCATCTGCGGCCCACAATCCCGGCGCGAACATTCTTTATGACTTGGGCACAGCAGCCCTGCGCTGGAAAAAACTATTCGCCAAAGACGCTGACTTCAGCGGTGATGTAAATGTGACCGGCAGCATCACCGGCAACTTCCCCGGCGTGCCGAATAAAAATCTGGTTATCAACGGCGATTGCGTGGCGGATCAGCGGCGGTCCTATGTCCAGACCACCATTGGCGGCGCTGGCGCGACGAATGGTTGGATCGCGGATCGCTGGAACGCTTACGCCCGGTCCCTGACCGATAACCTCTCGGCGGATATTCAGTGCTATCACGCCGGAGCGCCAACCCCTTATATGCTGCGCTATCTCGTCAACACCGCCGCCGTGCCGCCCGATGTGACGGATTATTCCGGTATCCAGTATTGCGTTGAAGGCGTTGATTTTGCCGAAGCGTTTTTTGGCTATGCCATCGCAAAGCCGATCACAGTTAGCTTTCTTGTCAGTTCCAACATTGTCGGCACCTTTGGTTTGTCTTTCGGTAATGCCGCTGGTGATCGCTATTACATGGCGAGTTACACCATCAATGTGGCAAATGCCATTGAGCAAAAGAGCGTCACCATCCCCGGCGATATGGCGGGGACATGGCTTGACGCCTCCGGTCGCGGCTTGCGGGTCTGGTGGGATTTGGGCTGCGGCGCGAACAACAACCGGCCAGCCTCGGCGGGCGCCTGGGCGGCGTCGGGCGCGGGCTTGGCTGTCGGCTTGCAGGGCGGCGCGCGGATTTGGGGGGCGGCGGGAAACAAGTTTCATCTTGGGAAAGTCAAGATCGAGATTGGCAACGTCGCCACGCCTTTTGTCGCGGATACGTTTGTTACCACGCTCGCCAAGTGCCAGCGTTATTTCTGGAAGTGGTTGGCCGGACAGTCTTACGCCGAACTCGGCGTGGCGACGTTCATCAATTCCAATCAGGCTTATATGGTGCTGCCGTACCCGGTGGTGATGCGCAATTTCCCGGCGCTTCAAGTTGCCGGGACGTTCCGCTTTGTCAATGGTGGCGGTGGTTCGGCGGCGACCCCGGCCCTGGCGGGCGGCGAACAGAGCCAGCATGGCGCGGGCTTGGCAGTAACCACGGTGGGCGGCTTTACCGCCAACACATCGGGGTTTGTTTCGGCCAATAATAATGCGGCGTCCTCTCTCTCCTTTGATGCGGAGTTGTAGCGATGCACAGCTATGTCATTGCCAATGTCGGCGGGCCGTTTCGCATTGTGACGCGCGATGACGGTTGGAGCCTCCCGCTTTCGATGGAAGATCGCTTCACCCGGCGCTTCATCTGGGAGTGGATGAACGGCGCCATCGCGGTCAACCAGAACCACCAGCCACGGCCCTACACGGCGGCGCGGCTCGCCCAGCTTGGTCTTGAACCCGTCCTTGTCGAACCGGAAGTGGTTTAGCCATGTCCAGCCCTCCCACCAAATATATCAAGAGCTACGACTACGCGGCCACCCCGCCGCTGAATGTCGATTTCGACCGCGTGAAGGTGACGACCGATCAAACCATTGATCGTTTGGCTCTTATCCAAAGAGATGACGGCGGGCTGAAAGATGGTCTGATCACCACGGCGTCGCTGGCCGATGGCAGTGTGACGGAACCGAAACTTGCCGATCTTTCGGTCAGCACCCGCACCCTTCAGGATTTGAGCGTCACCACGCCGAAATTGGCCGATGCCAGTGTGACGACCGCCAAGCTTGGGATCAATTCGGTCGATAGCAACCGGCTCGCGCCGCTCTCCGTGCAGACCGGCCACATTCTGGATTTCGCGGTCACGACCCCCAAGCTGGCCGATGCCAGCGTCACGTCTTCCAAGCTGGGACCGTCACTTAATTTGACCGGCGTCCCAACCGCGCCCACCGCTATCACCGGCACCAACACCACCCAGATTGCCACGACAGCCTTTGTCGCCGCTTCGATGTCGGCGGCGGGCATGATTACTGAAGCGCCGAATGACGGCTTGCTCTATGGGCGCTTTGCCCTGGGCTGGCAGCGCGGCGTTGCCCTGGCTGGCGACGCCATGACGGGGCTGCTGCTGCTGTCGGCTGATCCCGCCGCGCCGTTGGGGGCGGCGACGAAACAGTATGTCGATGCGGCGGCGCTGACCCTTTCCACCGGCAAAGTCTCCAAGGCTGGCGACACCATGACGGGCAATCTCGGCATTGGCCGCGCGCCAGATGCTTGGGACGCGGGCAACAAGGCGCTTGTCCTTGGCGCGGCTGGCTCAGTCTTTGGCGCGGTCGGCAATGCGGGCGTCTTTCTCGGCTCCAATCTTTATTATGACGGCGCGAACTGGAAGCTGATTTCAGCCGGTGGCGCGGGCATGAACGGTAGCGGCGGCGGGACGTACACTTGGTACACCGCCCCCGCTGGCGCGGCGGGCGCGAACGCGGTGCTGACCGAACGGCTGCGGTTGGACATTAACGGCTTTCTCGGCGTGGGCGTCGTGCCAGCGGCATGGGGTGCGGCGTACAAGGCTCTCCAGCTTGGCCCCACGGCGGCGCTGTATGCCAGCAACGCGGGCGGTCAACTTGTCCTGAGTTCCAACTCATATTTCAACGGCGCAAGCCATATCCGGCAATCGGCCAATCCGGTTTCCGCTCTCAGTCTCGATGCCGGGCAATTCCTTCTTTATTATTCGGCCACAGGCGCGGCAGGCAGCGTCGCTCCCTTTACCGAAACCTTGCGAGTGGACACCAACGGCCAGCTTTACAACACGGCATCGCGCGGCAGCAAGCGCCACACCACCAAGGATCACGTTGCCGCCAACAACCAAGTCACCGCTTTCAAGTGGCCGATTGAGCTTTCTAATTTTTCTTGCAGCGTTCGCGTCAAGGTGACGGCGAGCAACGATGACGGCAACACCGGCTATACCAGCGTGTACCGGGAGATTGTCGGCAATTATTCCTGCTTTGCGGGCGCTATCGTGTTTGCTGGCATGATCCAAGTCGCGCATCACCCGCAAAGCGTCAATGCCGGTGTGTGTGGGATCAATGTCGCGGTTGGCTTGGTGCAAAGCCCGCCCGGTCAAATGAACCTGACAGTCACGCCGCTTTCCAGCGGATCGACGGGTATCTCCACGGCGCGCATTACCTGTTCGATGGAGCTTATCGGCATTGATGATTACCAGGCCATTCAGGCTTTCACGGGGAGCGCGTAATGCCAACCATTAAAATCCCCAATGCCGCGCAAGCCGCCGACAAGGTTTATCTGGTGGGACGTCTGACGCCGATCCCGCCCGATGATGTGGCGGCGGAAATGGCCGTGATCCACACCGAACGCGGCACGGGCGCGCACTGTGGCTGTGCCGCCTGTGTTGAGCAATTTGGCGATGATTTTCAAACGGAGGATTTCCCCGATGCAGCTAAAGTTTGACCTGTCGCTGGACATGACCAACACAATCATGGAAGCGCTGGCGGGCACGCCCTATCGCACGGCGGCGCCGATCATTGCCGAACTACAGAAGCAAGCCGCGCCGCAGATGCAGCCGCAGCTTGTCCAGACCGAAGGGCCGAAGGCGGAAGATGGCGCTGGCTGACGCCAACATCGTACCCGGCGAAGTCTCGCCCGAACTCGCTTTAACAGCGGCGCGGCGGATGCTGGCGTGCATGAAGGCCAAGGACGAACTTATTGAGTTCGTCCGGCTGATGATGCCCGACCCCAACGACCCGGATAATGTCTTGCTGTCGCGCTATGACGCGCAGCATTTTCATCGCCTTCTTGCCGAAGCCTTGGAGCAATTGGAAAAAGGCGAGATGCCCCGCCTTATCATCATCATGCCGCCGCGCCACGGCAAATCTCAACTCGCAAGCTGGGCTTTCTTGGCGTGGTACATGGGCCGCAATCCGTTCAACTCTGCAATCTTGGCGTCCTACAATGAAGAACTTGCCACCGAAGCCGGATCAAAAGTCCGCGAGTACATGCTTTCCCCAATGTACCGCCAAGTTTTCCCCGGTTGTCATTTACGCAAGGGGTCAAAAGCAGTTGACAGGCTTCAGACCCTTGAAGGCGGCATTGCCGCGTTTACGGGGGTGGGTGGCACTATCACCGGACGAGGCGGCGACGTTCTTGTTGTCGATGACCCGATGAAGGGCAGCGCTGATGCTGACAGCGCCGGTCAAAGAGACAAGGTTTGGAAGTGGTTTTCGTCCGATCTGATGTCGCGCATGATGACCGACATGGGCGCGGTCATCGTCATTATGACGCGCTGGCATGAAGATGACATCATTGGTCGCCTTACTGACCCTTTGAACCCTTTCTATAATAAAGACGAAGCGGCGACGTGGAAAATCCTGCACCTGACCGCCTTGGCGGAAGACGACGACTGCCTGAAGCGCAGTAAGGACACAGCCCTTTGGCCGCAGCGGCATAATGAGAAACGCCTTTTCGCAATGCGGCGGCTCAATCCGCGCGGCTTCAACGCGAATTATCAAGGCCGACCGACGCCGGAAGAAGGCGCGTTTTTCCTGCGCAACTGGCTGACGCCTTACCAGCTTAAAGACTTGCCAAAAAATCTAAGAATGTACGCCGCATCTGACCATGCCGTGGGGCTTAAACAGGAAAATGACAAAACCTGTTTGATGGTCGCTGGCGTGGATCAAGAAGACAATATCTGGATCATGCCAGACATTTTTTGGTCGCGTGCGGGCACGGAAATTGTCGTGGAACGCATGATCGACATGATGGATTTGCACAAGCCATTGGTGTGGTGGGGCGAGAATGATCACATTTTTAAATCTATTGGTCCATTTCTTTTCAAGAGAATGGCGGAACGAAAAGTCTATTGCACAGTCGAGAAGGTTTCAGCCGCCAAGGACAAGCGCACACGCGCACAAGCAATTCGCGGACGCATGGCGATGGGAAAGGTCCGCTTCCCCACATTCGCATCGTGGTGGTCGGAGGCTTTGGATGAGTTGCTTAAATTTGATCGCGCTGCTCACGACGATTTCGTTGATCCTCTCGCTCATTTGGGCATGGGCATTGGGCGTCTTGTAAGGGCGGCGAAGACGCCAGACCCGCGCAAGGCAGAACCGCCGTCCGGCACCTATGCCTGGATCAAGTGGTGCGGCCAAGCGGAGAAAGATGAACAGAAAGAACTGGAAGCGATGGGAGGCTTCTGATGGAAAACAATGAATATATAATTTTGGAAGACGTGTTGCAGACCCTTTACCACGCGCGCAAATTTATTGTCTCGCGCGAGAAGATGCACCCTGACGGTGTGAAGCTTTACGACGAAGCGACGGATAAGTTGAGCGCCTATCTGGAAGGCGACGCAGAGGCCGCGCAATGAACAACAAACATCTTGCCGTGCTTGAACGGGCGCAACAACAAATGAACTTTGCCACGCAGTTTATCGACACGCACCATCGCGCGATGAACGCGGCGCAGCAAGACAAGTATCTTGCCGCGCTGCGCGGCCTGGAAATTCTGGTGGCCGATCTGAAAGCGGAGGCCAGCGATGAACAACAAGCGTGAGTGGCTGTGCGGGCATTGCGGCAAATGGTGGGACGGAAGGACGATCCGCTGCACCCACCTTATCCCGCAAGCGCAAGGCTACCCCAAGAAGCACACGGTCTATAAGGCCAACGCAGCGGCAACCCGCGTCGTGCCAGGGCGGCGCCCATCGGTGCCCCCGCCCCCGCGCGACACCACGCGCCCGCCTTATGTCGTCGGGCGTCCCTACATGCGCGGCCACGGCAACCGTCCTGAACTGAAGGACAAGCTTCATGCGCCTGAATAACGCCTATCAAAGCCAAGCCTTCAAATGGGCCGTGATGATGGACGGCGAAATGGTGGAATTGTTTCGGACCCAGCTTTTGGCGATCCGCGCCATGTTGGTCTATCGCCGCAAGCACAAAGCCAACACCTTCAATGTCGTGTCGGTAAAGGAATTATTCGATGCCCAATGACAGCGACGACGATCTGCCGCTTGGCACGTCCGTCACGCCCAACGAAAGCAGCGAGAAAGGCAGCGGCTATGGCGGCGGCGACCAACAGGCTGGCATGGCCGATGTCATGCGCGAACCCGGCGAAATCCCCACCGAACGCAAAGAGTTGGTCAAAAAGCTGACCAAGGAGTGTCGCCAAGCTAGGAAGTTCTGGGAAGAAGATTTCAAGCGCATGAAGAAAGACGAAGACATGCTGCTGGGCTTGCAGTGGGAGGGCCAAGGCAAGCTGGAAGACAACCGCTATGTGGTCAATGTGATCCAGCGGCATGTGCAGCAGCGCACCGCAGCCATCTATGCCAAGAACCCGACCGTGGTTGCGCGCCGCAAGGAGATGATGGATTTCAAGCTGTGGGACGAAAATCAGGCGTCGTTCCAGATGGCCCAGCAGACTTTGCAAGCGGCCACGGCTGTCATGCAGGGCGCCCAGGCGGGCAACCCCCAAGCCCAGGGCGCCGCCGTGCAAGCGGCCCAGAACCCGGAAATGATGAAGGCGGTGCTGCAAGCCGAAGCGCTGATAGCCGACATCAACGAAGGCGCCGCGCGCAAAGCGATGAAAAATCGCATCTGCAAGACGATGGAACTGTATTTCAAGAATAAGGTGCTGTCGCAGCAGAACCCGCCGTTCAAGGCGATGATGAAGCAGTTGGTGCGTCGCACACTGGCGGCTGGCGTTGGCTACACCAAGCTGGGGCTGGTGCGCGAGATGCAGGAGCATGTGCTGTCGCCCGACGAACTGAAGGGCATGGCGACGATGACGGAACGCATGTCCCGCATCGAAATGCTGATGGCGGATTTGATTGACGACCCTGCCGCGATGGAGGGCTGCGCGTCCGAAAAGGAAGAACTGCGGCTGGCGATGGAAGCCATGCGCTCCAAGCCCAATGACGTGGTGCAAGAAGGCATTGTCTTCGATTTCCCCGGCGCGACTTCGATCATCCCCGACTGGCGCATGGTTCACCTTCAGGGCTTTGTCGGCTGCGATTTTGTCAGCGAGGAATATCTGTTCTCGATTGATGAAATCCAGACCATCTGGAAGGTCGATGTCAGCGGCAAGTGCAGCTTGTACAATGCCGACAATGTGGTGATGTCGCAGCCCCAGGACGGCGGCACCGACAGCGGCTATGGCAACGACCCCAAGAAGGGCCGCGCGTGCGTGTGGGTGCGCTACGACCGGCCCACCGGGTTGATGTACACAATTTGCGATGGCTTCCCCAATTTCCTAGAGGAGCCAAAGGCGCCGCCGCTGGTGCTGGAACGCTTTTTCCCCTGGTATCCGCTGGCCTTCAATCTCATTGAACATCACAAGCAGCGTTTTCCGCTGTCCGATTGCTTCTTGATGCGGCACGAACAGCGCGACATGAACCGTGCGCGCGAAGGGCTACGCCAGCATCGCATCGCCAACCGCCCGCTGACGGCGGTCGCCAATGGCATGCTGTCCGATGACGATGTGAAGAAGCTGGAAACCCGGCCCGCCAATGGCGTGGTGCAGTTGAACGCCCTGACGCCGGGGGCCAAGATTGATGACGTGCTTCAGGTTGTGAAGCACCCGCCGATCAACGCCGACTTGTACGATGTCACGCCGCAGTTTGAAGACATCCTGCGCACGGTAGGGACGCAAGAAGCCAATTTGGGCGGCACGTCCAGCGCCACGGCCACCGAAAGCAGCATTGCCGAAAGCAGCCGGATGTCGGCGCTGCAATCCAATATGGACGATCTGGACGATCTGTTGACGGAGGTCATGCGCGATGCGGGAAAAGTGGCACTTGTCGAAATCGGTGCCGAAGAAGTCACGCGGGTTGTCGGCGTCGGGGCCGTGTGGCCCACGCTGTCCAGCCAGGACGTGGCCGATGAAATCTTTCTTGAGATTGTGGCGGGTTCATCGGGGCGCCCGAACAAGGCCGTGGAAGTCCAGAATTTCACACAGGCCGCACCGTTCCTCTTGCAAATTCCAGGGCTATCGCCCGAATGGCTGGGCAAGCAGTTGCTGATGCGGATGGACGACCGGCTGGATTTGACCGACGCCTTCATTGCCGGTCAGCCCAGCATCCAGACCATGAACGCCCTGCAAGCCAAGCCGCTGGGGGCTGGCCCAGCAGGGCCAGGGGCGGAAGACCCCAATGCCCAAGGCCCTGAAGGGGCTGGCAATTCTCCCCAGGGCGCCGACGCTGGCGGGGCGCTGGGGCCGCAGCCGCAGGGCTTCGGCGGTCCCGCCGCGCCCCCGGTCATGCAGTAAGGGCGCCGCATAGAATTTGCATAATCTGCCAGCGATTTGGGAAATCCGATGTTGCGGATGTTGCGCAACATCGGACACCCGATATAGGGTGGCCCAACTTTGAGGGCGCTAAACATGAGTGACCGGGGTTCGCCTTCCGATCACGCCGCGACTGACACCCCGCAACCGGCAGACGACGCACCGGCCAGTGCATCGCCGCAGGACGCAGGGCAATCGGGCGGTGACGACGCTAAATCTCCTGCTGATGATCCGTCACCATCGGCTGACAAGGGCGCTAAAAAAGACGACGACAAGCCTTCGCTGCTGGATGTTTTGAAATCCGCAGCCGAGTTGCCGGACGTTGATGGGAAGTCGCCCGACCCTGCGAAATCTGGGAAAGATACAGTCGATCCGGCGCATCGTGATGATGCGCCCGACGCGGGCGAGAAAGCCGACGCGCCGGACGACACAAAACTTTCGTTCCACAATCACCCACGCTGGCAAGAGGTCATCGGGCAAAACAAGCAGTATCGGGAACAGGTGAAAGCCTTAGAACCCGATGCTGACCAATTCCGTAAAATCAATTCATTCATGCAGGAACATCACCTGACGCCCAATGAAGTGGGCGACAGTTTTATTCTTGCGGCGATGATGAAGAACGGAGATGCCCGTGCCCTTCAGAAGCTTGACGAACTGCGCAGCAATTTTGCCCTGGCGATTGGCGAGGCTTTGCCCGCCGATATTCAGGACCGAATTGATGCCGGGGAAATCAGCGAAACTGCTGGCAGTGAATTGGCGAAGTCGCGCGCTGCGAACAAGCTTGCCGAAACCCGCGAAGCGGCACGGCAGGAAGAACAGCGCGTAGCCGAAGCCACCCGCACCCAATCAGCCCTGGCAAATGCACAAGCCAGCGCGGTTCAGGCGTGGGATGTGGATACAAGGAAGGTCGATCCTGATTTTGCAAAAAAAGAGAACGCGATTGGCATGTATGCGCGCGGTCTTATGCAGGAACACGGATTGCCGAAGTCCCCGGCTGAAGCTGTGCAGCTTATGAAAGCTGCCTACGCCAAAGTGAACAAGGATTTTGCCCAAGCCCTTCCCCCTAAGACCGCTGTCGCACGCTTGCCTGTCGCACCGTCCTCAAACGGCGCGAAGGCTGCACCCAAAAGCTTGCGAGAAGCACTAGAGCGAGCGGCGGCAATGTAACCGACGCGCCACCAATCTTCAGGTGGCGACCATGCCTTTTACAGCACCACAGTTGGCGAATATCGCCAACGCAGCGTTGGACTATTACATCAAGGGCGACGCTCTTGACCAAGCCGTGCAGGACAAACCTTTGCTGAACGCGATGGTGAAAGCACAGAAAACTTTCCCTGGTGGCAAGGGCAATATCTCAATTCCCGTCAAAGGGGACCGCACCACCACCATCATGGGCTACACCCACGATGACACGGTGACCTACCAGAACCCGGCGAATATCAAGCGGGTGATTTATCCCTGGAAGGAAATTCATGCGGGCATCACCTTCACCAACACCGAACTGAAAATCGACGGCATTTCCGTTGTCGATAGCATCAACGGCGCCGACACTGTTGAACACAGTGAACGCGAAATGACGGTGTTGACCGGCCTTCTTGCCGACAAACTGGATGACATGGCGAAGGGTTGGGCCGAGGGCTTTAACCGCATGTTGTGGCAGGATGGTACGCAGGATGCCAAACAGGTTCCGGGTATTCGCTCCATCGTGATCGACACCCCGGCTGTCGGCATGACGGGCGGCTTGGACCGCGTTGCCAATGTCTGGTGGCGCAACCGTGCGCTTGTTGGCGCGTCCAAGATTATTGCCAACAACACCACGCAGCTTCTGACGAAGACGCTGCGCAAGGAAGTGCGCCAGCTTCGCCGGTATGGCGGGCGTCCTTCCACCGCGCTGTGCGGTTCGCTGGCCCTGGAAAAGCTGGAAGGCGAACTGACGGAAAAGGGGTATTACACCGATAGCGGGTTTGCCAACATGGGCAAAAACGACATCGGCATTTCGTCCATCAGCATGAAACAGGTCGGCACTTTCCAGTACGACCCGACGCTGGACGATCTGGGCATGTCCGATTTCATCTTCCTGTTGGACCTGTCCCACATCGGTCTTCGCGTGATGGACGGCGAAGACAAGAAGACCCACACCCCCGCACGGCCCTACGACAAATACACCTACTATCGCGCGATGACTTGGACCGGCGGGATGACCGCTGACCAGCTTAACGCGCAGGGCGTGTATCAGGTCGGTTAAAACTAGGAGAAACCAGCGGGTGAAAGCCCGCTGGTTTTTTCGCAACAGAAAGAGCGTCACATGACACGCAAAAATGTTTCGGGCGTTCTGGCTGCTGCCGTCGCCAACAATGCAACCTTCAACGCCGCCTATCCCGCTGGCACGGCGCGCGGGGATTATTTCGGCGCCTACCAGCATCAAATCCTTGTCGGGCAATCCGCCTATAATGCGCCGAACAGAATTGCCTTGGTGTTCAATGCCGCCAACATCACCGTCACCAACAAGAGCGGCGGGGCGTGGCCGATTGGCGAAAGCTACACCTTGAGCCTGGATATTCCCGGCGCCGGGTCCGGCTGGCTGACCAATGACGGGCGCGCGGTCGCGCCCAAGGTGCAGGATTGGCCGACCGTCTATTTCAACCTGGGTTCGCCGCTGTTGATCGACCCAGCGGGCTTGCGCGTTGCGGCGGCTGTCGCCACGCCGACACTCAATCTACTGAAAACCAATCTGGACGTTCCGCGCAATATCACCATTGCGGCATCCGCCGATGTGACCGGCATTACTTTTGTCGTCAAGTCCAACGATGTGAACGGCTATCCGGTGACGGAAAATTTTGTTGGCGCGGGCATCGGCACCGTCACCGGCAAGAAGGCCCATTACACCAACATCACCATCACGCCGTCCGCAGCACCACCGGGCAACATCAGCGTGGGATGGGGCAGCCAGCTTGGCTTGCCCGCCTTCCTGCCGTCCGCTGCCTTCGTCCAGAAGGAATTGATGGACGGCGCGGTGGCGGCTGCTGGCGCCTTCACCTTTGGCGACCAAAACCCCGCGACCGGCATCACGGGCGACGTGCGCGGCACCTATCTGCCCGCGTCCGCGCCCGATGGGCTGAAAGCTTATGGCATTTTGGTTTGCATGCCGGACCCTGGTTATCAGGGCGCGGATCAATTCGCCGCGTAGGCGATGCGCGGGGTGGGTTAGGGCATTTTCCTGCTCCGCGCTTTTTCCCAATGTCCTGCCAGGAGAGAGAAATGCAGAGATGCGAATGTACAGTGCGCCTGGGTGGCGACATCACCAACACCGTTCATAAGGTGATGGTGTCGCCAGCGGAGATTGTCATTCTTCGCCATATCCACGGCGGCGACGATGCTGTGGTGGATATTAAGCCCACCGGCATGGACAACATGCCCCACGCCAACGAACGCGACAGGCTGAATTACACCTACGGCAAAGAGGTCGTGGAAAAGGTTTTCCCCGGCAGCTTTGCCAAGCTGCCGGTCACGTTGAAAGACATTGGACACGGAAGGGAGAGTGAAGACGATGCCGAAGAAGAAAGCGAAGAAGAAAGTAGCGACCAAGAAAAAGAAGTAGTCACGCGCATGGAAGCGATGGACCCGAAGCCGGGGGTGGAAGACGATCTATCCCCCGACGACAAGGCCCTGATAGCCATGATCCAAGAGGCCAAATCCACGGATGAACTGCGCGCAATCGCAGAAGACAATGAAGTGGATGTAACCAGCTTGCCGAAAAAGGTGCCCGACATAAAGGTGCATCTGATCCGGTCGCTGTTCCCCATGTATCAGAAGTAGGGAGTAGCCCATGCGCCGCAATTCACTTGGCGCCTTAATCCAGATGCTTCGCCGCGAACTAGGTGTGGCGGAAAGTCCGGCATTGGGGCGTAACACACGCGAGGCTCACGCCCAAGCGTTGCGTTCGGCGCAGGAGCGGCTCTATCAGGCTTGGGATTGGCCGTTCAAAAAAATCTATCGCGATGAAGCGATGTACGCGGGCGAGCGCTACTACAAGCTGCACGAAGACATGGATATTGAGAATATCCGCGAGGTCAAATGCCTGAACGCTTCGCAGTGGCAATGCGTGACGCGAGGCATTTGCTCCGACGATTACGACACCATCAATTCCGATGCTGATGTGCGCCAAGACCCGGTTTGGAAATGGGATCATCACAACGACCCCGACACCAACGACGCCATGTTTGAAGTGTGGCCGATCCCGCTGACGACCGGCTATTCCAAGCTGCGGTTCTACGGCATCAAGAAATTGTCGCCGCTGCTGATGGACAAGGACTTGGCCGATCTGGACGACCTTGCTCTGGTGCTGACCGCCGCCGCCGACCTGACGACAACCAAGGACCGCCAAGCCGCGCAGACCAAGGCAGACCGCCATGTGTTCATGCTGGCGCGCAACCTCAACAATTCCCGCACCTTCGTCAGCGGCGGTGGCGAAGACCCGCAACTTGAACAGTATCGCCCGCCGCCGATTGTGATTGCACAGTAATGACCTATTTCGTGGTTGAGAGTTTTGGGCATGGGTTGGATGCGCGCAAGCACATCCTGAACCTTCCGCCTGGGGCGCTCTATCGGGCGAAAAACTGCAACCTCAATCGCGGCGGCGAACCGGAAAGCGCCAAGGCGTTCGTGCCACGGATTTTCTTGCCAGCCGGTCAGACCTTCGGGCTGCTGTCGGCGGGCGGCAAATTGTGGACCTTCGGTTCTGTCGCCAATCCTGGCGTGCCGTCCGGCGTCCAATATCAACAGCTTGTCCATCCTTCTGGCGGCGCCATGACCGGCGTCGTCCACGCCACCCCGGTCAAGGGCCGTCCGTTCGTCATCGCCAGCTTTACGACTGGCATTGGCGTCTTCATGGATGGCGTGTTGATTGATGACTTCCTGCCGTCAGGTGGCAGCAGTTACGCCGACATCGCGGTGAAGTTTGCCGCGCAAATCAACCAAAGCGCGGAATACACCGCCGTTGCGGCGGGCAATGTCGTCACCATCACCGGGCGCCCTGGCGCTGGCTTCCTTGTGACCGCGAGCGCGACCAACGGCGGCGCCAACAACGACCAAACCGCGACCGTCAATTATGTGCAGTACAGCACGCTGGGCACCAGCGGCGACTTTGCGCATGGCGTGATCACGTTTAGCGGCGTTGGGCCGGGGACGGTCACGGTCGCCACATCCATCAAGATCAATGGTGTCGAGATTTTGAGCGGCCCGGTCATTGCGTCCAGCGATGTGGGGGCGGCGGCTGCCATTGTCGCCAACATGAACGCTTTCCACAGCACCCCGGATTATGGCGCGGGCTATACGGGCGGTGTGGTCGATATTGGCCCACCGACGCGGGGCACCTGGGTCAATGGCTATCCGATTGTCGTCACACCAAATACCTACTGCGCAAACAGCGTGATGGCTGGTGGTGTCGATGCAAGCCCGCCGCTGCCTGAGATTGTCACCGTCACCTTCGGCGGCACCTTTGAGCCGCAGGACACCTATTCAATCACCGTTGGCGGCACGGTGTTCACCACATCAACAGGCGTTGGGGTCGCGGGCCAGCTTCCTACGATGGGGCTGGCAAAGAACAGCAAGACATATGTCATCGCAGGGCCGAACCTGTTTGGCTCCAAGATTGGCGACAGCACGGTTTGGAACGGCACAGGCGCGGAAGGTTGCTTCGTCACCGATATGTCATCGGAATTGGCGGGCGCGGAAATCCTGACCGGCATGGGGCTTTACCAGAATAATTTGGCGGTCTTCTCGCGCACCACCATTCAGATGCGCTTTGTCGATCCCGACCCGGCCAACAACGAACAGATACAGGTGATGCAGAACATCGGCACGATGGCGGGCAAATCCATTGTGCCGTTCGGTGACACCGACCTGTTCTTCTTGTCGGATAGCGGCATCCGCTCGCTGAAGACCCGCGCCGCCACCAACAGCGCAACCCTGTCGGACATCGGCAGCCCTATCGACAATCTGGTTGTCGCGGCGATCAAGGCGGTTGGCCTGGACGCCATCAAAAAAGCGGTCGCCACGATGGAGCCGGTGGATGGCCGCTTCATGCAGCAAATCGGCACCACCACCTATGTCTTCAACTATTATCCTGACGCCAAGGTGGGCGGCTGGACAATGTACGAAACCGGCATTGCCTTCACCGATTTTGCGGTCATCGAACAGCGCCTGTACGCGCGGGCGGGCGACACCTTGTATTTGCTGGGCGGGATCAACAACGACGAATACAGCCCCCAGGCGATGGACATTAAACTGCCGTTCCTGTCCGCGCGCCAGCTTTCCACCCTCAAGCATTTCACGGGGCTGGATGTGGTGTGTGATGGCGTCTTTGAAGTGTCGATTTCCACTGACCCGCTGGTGCCGGATGCCGAAGAAATTATCGGCACGGTCAACGGCACGACCTTGGCGCAAGGCATCAATCCCTTCCAGGGCGAAGACGTGACCGCCTTGGCACTGCGCTTTGTCGGACGGCCCAATAAGTATGCGCGGCTGTCCAGCATTGCGGTGCATCACCAAAGCTTGAAGGAGAACGCCTAATGAGCATCGGGAGTTTTTTCTCAAGTATTTTCGGCGGCAACAGCGGCG